GCAAGAAATTACATAAACAAAACTTTTTCTAGTCCTAAGTCAGGAATTATATGTCCTAGAATAGATAAAAACTGGAAAGAGAAAGTTGACAGGTACTTTGAGTACATAACTGCTAAAAGAAATAAATACAGAAACTGGTTTATTGATAGCAGAAAACCAAAACAAAATAACAAAAAATAAAATTTAATATAATGGCAAAATCAAAAGTAACAAAAAAAGAATTACAAGAACTACAAGGTCACGTAAGAGGACTTAATGACGTTCAAATTAGAATAGGTCAAATAGAGTTAGATAAAGTTAAATTATTTAATCACTTTGCTAAACTACAGTCAGCTCTTGCAGAGTTCCAAAAAACTTTAGAAGTTAAGTATGGAACTGTTAATGTTAACATCCAAACTGGAGAGATCAATGAAGCTGATACGAAAAATTAGTGTTGGCAAAGATTATAAGAATGATGCAATGCATTATTCTGTAGGTCAAGAAGTTTATGGAGGACATACTATTTGTGATATCATAGACAATGAAGACAAGTATAGTGTGTTTATAAAAAAAGACAATGACGTATTGCCATGGAAAGACTTTAACAAGAACATGGCAATATCAGTCGAATATAACTTAGAATATTGAAAGGACTATTTGACTTTATCATTACACCAAAAGGTAAACGATACAATAATACGAAGCAAGTAGGTGATACCGAGCTTGTGCTAAACGCTTCAATAGAAGACCATTTAATGATAAACCGAACTGGTATTGTAAAAGCGTTACCTAGTGTTGGTGAAACTAATATACAAGTTGGTGATGAAGTAATTCTTCACCACAATGTATTTAGAAGATGGTACGATGCGCATGGTAATGAGAAAAACAGTAGGAGCTTTATAGATGAGCATACATACTGTGTATCTCATGATCAGATATTTTTGTACAAACATAATGATAAGTGGATAGCACCAGGTCAATACTGTTTTGTCAAACCAATAAAATCACGTGATGATTTTAGTGATGACAAAGAGCAACCATTAGTAGGTATTTTAAAATACTCTAATAACACCTTAGACGCTCTAGGATTAACAGAAGGCTCTTTAGTGGGTTTTAGTCCTAATAGTAAGTTTGAGTTCATTATAGAGCGCGAGAGGTTGTATAGGGTTTTAACTAATTCAATTACAATTAAATATGAATATCAAGGACAAGAAGAAGAATATAATCCAAGCTGGGTATAAAGCTGTTGATGAATTAATTAAGGTTGCTAAAGAACCGATTGTAGATTCAGACGATGATATATCAGCGGATAGATTAAAGAATGCTGCGGCTACTAAAAAACTAGCTATATTTGATGCATTTGAAATACTCAACAGAATACAAGAAGAAGAAAATTTACTTAAAGGCAAAGATCCTGAAGAAAAAAAAGAAAGAGTATTTAAAGGATTCGCAGAAGGAAGATCAAAATGAGTTACGAGCAAACGTTATTTAAAATAATAGAACCTATTAAACGTACTACTATTACCCGTATGAATAGAAGTAAAAAGTGGGAGTATGGTTACAATAAAGAACATGATATTGTTATTATATCAAAAACTGGTAAAATTGGTCAAATACTTGAGATACAAAATTTGCGAATTGCATTGCCCAAACAGCCAGTGCAAGTGTTCTCTAATGAAATAAAAAAGTGGCAACAATTTGAATATCCAAAAGAGTTAGCAAAGCTTAAAAATATATTTGACTGGAGAGCATACCCAGATGAGAGTAAAGCTAAGTGGTATGATTATATAGATGAAGAGTTTAAACGAAGAGAAGAAGGTTTCTGGTTTAATAATAACGGTACACCAACATATATAACGGGTACACACTATATGTACTTGCAATGGAGTAAAATAGATGTAGGTGCGCCTGATTTTAGAGAAGCAAATAGACTCTTCTTTATATTCTGGGAAGCTTGTAAAGCAGACAAACGTTCTTATGGAATGTGCTATCTTAAAAACCGTAGATCGGGATTTTCGTTTATGGCCAGTGGAGAAACAGTTAATCAAGCTACAATTAGTTCCGATGCACGATTTGGCATATTGTCCAAATCTGGGGCCGACGCCAAGAAAATGTTTACAGATAAAGTGGTTCCAATATCAGTCAATTACCCGTTCTTTTTTAAACCGATACAGGACGGTATGGACAGACCCAAGACCGAATTGGCATACAGGGTACCCGCATCAAAACTTACAAGAAAAAAAATTACCGTCACAAGTGAGAGGCCCGAGGACGTCACGGGACTTGATACCACAATCGATTGGAAGAACACTGGAGACAACTCGTACGATGGAGAGAAACTCAAACTCCTCGTCCATGACGAGTCAGGGAAGTGGGAGCGTCCCGATAACATCCTCAACAACTGGAGGGTCACAAAGACGACACTAAGGCTTGGTAGTAGAATTATAGGAAAGTGTATGATGGGATCAACGTGTAATGCGTTAGACAAGGGAGGTGATAATTTTAAGAAATTATATTATAACTCTGATGTAACTAAAAGAAATAAAAATGGCCAAACAGCTTCAGGACTATATTCGTTTTTTATACCGATGGAGTGGAACTATGAAGGATTTATGGATGAGTATGGCTTACCTGTGTTTGATACACCAGATAACGAGGTCTACGGTCCACACAATGACCTTATTGATACTGGCGTTATAGATCATTGGCAAAATGAAGCTGATGGTTTGAAGAACGACCAAGACGCGTTAAATGAATTTTATAGACAGTTTCCAAGAACTGAAGAACACGCGTTTAGAGATGAAGCTAATAACAGTATATTTAATCTAGTAAAAATATACGAGCAGATAGACTTCAATGAAGAAACTAACAACGGTATATCTGTTGGTAATTTTCAATGGGTTAATGGTATAAAAGATACAAACGTTATGTTTTATCCAGACCCAAAAGGTAGATTTAGAATTAGTTGGGTGCCACCAACACACTTACAAAATAGAGTAATCGACAAAAATGGCACTAAATATCCAGGCAATGAGCACATGGGTGCGTTTGGTTGTGATAGTTATGATATATCAGGAACAGTTGGAGGACAGGGTTCAAAAGGTGCTTTACACGGTTTAACAAAGTTTAGTATGGAAGACGCACCACCTAATACATTTTTTTTAGAATATATTGCAAGACCTGACACGGCTGAAATATTTTTTGAAGACGTGTTAATGGCTATTGTATTTTATGGTATGCCATTACTTGCAGAAAACAATAAACCAAGATTATTATATTATTTAAAAAGAAGAGGTTATAGAGGATATTCAATGAACAGACCTGATAAAGTCTGGAATAAATTGTCTGTCACTGAAAAGGAAATAGGTGGCATACCAAACTCTAGTGAAGATATTAAACAAGCACATGCTGCTGCAATAGAAACATATATACAAGAAAACGTAGGTTTAAAGCCAGATGGTGGTTGTGGTAACATGTACTTTAACAGAACTTGAAATGATTGGGCGAAATTTGATATTACTAAGCGTACTAAGTTTGATGCTACTATTAGCAGCGGTCTTGCGATTATGGCTTGTAATAGACACCTTTATACGCCTAATGCGGAAAAACAAAAAGCAAAAGTAAATATAAGTTTTGCAAGATATAATAATGATGGATTTACATCGCAAATAATAAAATAAATATGAGTAAAAAAGGTTATTTTCCTAGTCAAGTAGTTAGTGATGCAGAAAAAGCTAGCTATGAATATGGTTTAAAAGTAGCAAAGGCTATTGAAAGCGAATGGTTTGGAAAAGATAAAAACAACAATAGATATAATATCAACCAAGCTGAGTTTCATAAACTTAGACTATACGCTCGAGGGGAGCAGTCAATACAAAAATACAAAGATGAATTATCTATTAACGGTGATTTATCTTATCTTAATTTAGACTGGAAGCCAGTACCTATCATACCTAAGTTTGTAGATATAGTTGTAAATGGTATTGCTGAAAGAGCCTACGACATAAAAGCATATTCACAAGACCCTGCTGGTGTCAATCAAAGAACAGCTTACATGGAATCTATTGTAGGTGATATGCAATCAAAAGATTTTAATGATGATGTAATGAACAAGTTTGGTATAAACATATACCAAAACGATCCTGAAAGTTTACCAGAAAATACAGAAGACCTTGAGGTGCACATGCAACTTAACTACAAACAGTCAATAGAAATAGCAGAAGAACAAGCATTAAAAGTTTTAATGGATGGTAACAATTATGACAATATACTCAAGAGAGTTTACCACGATTTAACTGTTATTGGTATTGGTGCTGTTAAAAATGAATTTAATACATCAGAAGGTGCAACAATAAAGTATGTTGATCCTGCTAACTTAGTTTATTCGTATAGTGATTCACCTTTCTTTGAAGATATATATTATGTTGGTGAAGCAAAGAACGTAACTATAAATGAACTTAAAAAACAGTTTCCTAATTTAACAGACGCTGATCTTGAAGAAATACAACAACAACCAGCACAACCTGCATATCAAGCAACAAGGTATGGTACTAAATACGAAGATAATAATTTAGATGAAAACATTATTACTGTATTATACTTTAATTACAAGACATACGCTAACAACGTATTCAAAGTCAAAACATTAGGATCAGGCGCTGAAAAAGCTATTGAAAAAGATGACACGTTTAATCCACCTAGTGATGGCAACTTTGAAAGAGTTTCAAAAGCTATAGAGGTATTATATGAAGGAGCTTTAATAGTAGGCACTAAAAACTTATTAAAGTGGAATTTAGCTGAAAATCAAATACGTGCAAAGAGTGATTACACTAAAGTTAAAATGAATTATAACATAGTAGCACCACGTATGTATAAAGGTAGAATAGAATCTTTAGTAAGACGTATAACAGGTTTTGCTGATATGATACAGCTAACACATTTAAAGATACAACAAGTTATGTCACGTATGGTACCCGACGGTGTTTATTTAGACGCTGATGGTTTAGCTGAAGTTGATTTAGGTAACGGCACAAACTATAATCCACAAGAGGCACTAAACATGTTCTTTCAAACTGGTAGTATAATAGGTAGATCATTAACACAAGAGGGTGATCCTAATCCAGGTAAAGTACCTATACAAGAAATAGCAAGTGGAAATGGCGGCGCTAAGTTACAAAGTTTAATAAGCACGTACAATTATTATCTGCAAATGATAAGAGATGTAACTGGTTTAAATGAAGCAAGAGATGCTAGCACGCCGGATAAAAATGCTTTAGTCGGTATTCAAAAGTTAGCAGCAGCTAATTCAAATGTTGCTACTAGACATATACTTCAAGGTGGTTTACATTTAACAGTAGAAACCGCAGAAGCTTTAGCATTAAGAATATCTGATGTTTTAGAATACTCTTCAACAAGAGATGCTTTTATACAATCTATAGGAGCTCACAATGTAGCATCACTAGAAGAATTACAACAGCTACATTTATATGACTTTGGAATATTTTTAACTTTAGCGCCTGATGAAGAAGAAAAGCAATTGCTTGAAAATAATATACAAATGGCTTTACAGTCAAATAGTATTGAACTAGAAGATGCTATAGATGTAAGAAATATAAAAAATCTAAAATTAGCAAACCAAATGCTAAAAGTAAGACGCCAGAAAAAAATAAAAATGGACCAAATGTTAGCTCAGCAAAATATAGAATCGCAAGCTCAAGCTAACGCACAAGCACAACAAGTTGCTGCTCAAGCTGAGGTT